AAGATTTTGAAAAATTACAAGCCAGCGTTCCAGCAGCTAGTAAATTAGTCACCACTCCGTTGTACGGGATTTATCCCGTTTCCAGATTTCCAGCGCAATTACAGCGCTTTGGAAGGTGTACAGTAAAAGATGTAGCTAAGAAATCGTTTGTTCCTTTGAAACCTGTTCCAGAAGAAGAGGTTCAGTTTGCTATAAAGACCTTAGAAATAATAATACCAGAGTATTCAACTATCACCGAGCAAGAAGTAGTGGGAGGTAACTCCATGTTAGCCGGATTGAATAAGAAGTCATCGAATGGATTTGGTTGTCTTCCTAATAAAGAGGATTATATCGATTTTGAAAATAATCGGTATCAAGAATCTTTTAGGGAAGAAATAACTAAATTAGAGGCAGAGATGAGAACCGGCAAGTACCCTTGGAAACAATTCATATGGGTTGAGTCACTCAAAGATGAGTTGCGGGGAGTCGAAAAAGACGGCGTCCCCAGAAGCTTTAGGGTTGGAACTATTCACCAACAAGTATTGGCGAAAAAATACTTAGGCGATATGGTTCAAAAACTCATGGAGCAGCGAGATTTCAATGGTATTATGGTAGGCATGAATCCTTTTATAGAATGGCACAACTTGGCAACTAAATTAAGTACAAAAAGAATATTTGCTGCAGATGTCAAATTGTGGGATGGTGGTATGTTGGTGCAGGCTCAAAGAGCAGTTGCAGACGTACTTTTATCCAAATTTAAAGGAACAAACGGAGAAAAGACAGCGCTATCTATAATTTTAGAATCTTTAATTCATAGTTTATTATTAGTGCAAGATGATTTGTTTTTGACAACTCATTCTTTGCCTTCGGGTCATTTTTTAACCGCAATTTTTAATAGTTTAGTAAATAGATTTTATACAGCAATGTGGTACCATAGGTGCCTTAGGTCTGTCAATAGGCCTATAGATATTTCAGTTTATTTTATAGATGTTTTAGATTTCGTGTATGGCGACGATAAAGTAGTAGGAGTAGCAAATAACACCGATGTTTTGACAGCTAGGACAATGAGAGACTTTTTTGAGTCAATAGGGCATGGGTTAACCACGTCTGATAAGAAAACAATAGATTTTGATTTTCAATCTTTAGATTATATTGAT